AAGCCCTATTGCTATCAGTCCTTGCGGGAACGGTACCTTACTCAAGATCCATATCGCACCCGATATCGCCAGGAAAACACCTCCCAGAGCCCCTGCGGCAGCTAGTAGATTCTTCCATGGATATTCAGCAAGCGCCGCCAAGCTATAACAAGCAGCAATAAGTGGTATAGTGAGCGCCACCATCATAAGCGCACCTTCATGAGAAGCTGCTGCGAGTTTACCTGCGGCACCAATAGCCAGCATTACTCCACCAAGTGCGATAGCCGCCACAAGAAGATTTGCCATAGGTACTGCCGATAACACGGCAAGTCCTATGATAGCAACACCTAGCGGGACTGTAAGAGCCAATAACGTCTTAGCATCTGCCCCCTGTGCAAACTTTATAGCCAGTACAATCTCGCCAAGCACAAGACCTAGAGCTATAGCACCCCGACGTATTACGCTCCATGGTGTTACGCCAAGTATCAAAAGAGCTGGGACAAGTAGATCAATCGCTACGGCCAAGCCTAAGAAAGCGGCAGCGCCTTTAGGACCTCCGAACTTGTTTGCTGCAGCCACAGCTATGGCAAGTTCGGCCATCACGATACCTATTGTAATCACGCCCTGTCTTACTTTTTCAACCGGTATTATCCCAAGAATCAATATAGCAGGAACCAGGATTGCAACAGCCCCGGCTAAGCCTAAGAAAGCAGCAGCGCCTTTAACTGAGCCAGCTATTTTGGCGGCGACTGACAATTCAGCCATCACCAGGCCAACATAGAGCGCGCCTCTTAAGACCGTTATCCAATTAGTTTTTCCAAGAATTATAATACTCGGAACAAGCAGAGCTATTCCGATACCAAATTCTCGTACCGCTTTACCAAATTGCTGCATTTTGTTGCCGCTGATAAACGACATGCTGCCAATGACTGCAAACATCCCGCCTATGGTTGTCAATACAACAAACAAGGCTTCGACCGATCTGTTCAAGTCTTCTGCAGGTATTTTGGATAACACGAACAAACTCGCAGCAAGAGATCCAACAAGAATTGCTATGGACGTTATGATCTTAGCAACGCTGTCCCGTTTTAAATTCTTTCTTAAGTCGCTGAAATACCCACTAATCTGGCCAAACGCTCCACTTATCGAACCGAACATGCCTTTAACGGCATTAATAGTGCCGGTTGCTGATTGTACCAAGGCGTCGACAGACTTTAAGAGTTTAAGATATCTAAGTACGCCGACAAGGCCTAGAATCACTCTTGCGACTTTTTCAACATTGGCTAGAATATCATCGAAACCTATATTACTTAGTCTGTCTTTAAGCATTTCGAGCATGGGAAGAAGACGATCGATAATTGTGGAGATGATACTTTTCGTCCCGCTGATGCTATCTCCGTTTGCTCCAACGAAAAGGGTTGCAAGAGAATCAGAAATATTCCCAAAAGAAAAGTCTCTAAAGAATCCAGTTATGCCTTCTTTTAATCTAGTAAATATATCTCCCAGGCTAAATATTCCGCCTTGTCCTATGGCTGCGGCAGTACCTTTCCCCGTGACAAGATCCATAAAAGCCTGAAAACCTTTTGTCGCGGTTCCTGAAAGCCAACTAAAGAAATCGTGTAAAGGACCTTCTCCGGCCAGTGTCTCTTTGATGAGGTCTGCTATGTGACCTGCGACTTTGCCGATCAATGTTCCAAGCTTGTCGAGCCAGGAAAAATCCGGCCTAAATTTTATGAAAGCGTTAAACTTCTCGATAATTCGATCAAGTACCTTTTCAGCAAGTTCTTTGAGAGCGTCTCGTAAAAGGATAAGCGATACTCGTAATTGCGTGAAACCGTAAGACGATTTGACGCTGTCGGCGACTTTCTTGACCCTATGTCTGAATTGCTCAAATATCCGTGAGAGTTTGGAGATAACGCCTTGAAGAGATGACAAGAACTGTGTACGCTTATTCGTTTCTTCGAAAGCAGCGTTGACATCCTTAAACCCACCAATGAACTCAAGCAGTTTTTTACGAAGATTGGATATTGTACCCATCATGGTGAAGAAACGTTCAGCCACGAAAGAAACCACAGACAAGCCGGCTTTGATAATGGAGAACAACAATTTAAAGATGTTCTTCAAGCCATCCGCCTGCTCTTTATTCATGATAAGGCCTTCGGATAACTCTCTTAGCTTATCAGAGAGTCCGGACACGCCTTTAAATATGGGACCCGCGAAGACGTCCTGGAAAGCACCACGAACAGCACTTCCAACCTGACCAAAAGCCTTAACAACATTTCTTATTATGCTTAAGAAATTATCGAGTGCATTTGATTTATAAGCCTCGTTTAGTTCGTGCTGTTCCTCTTTGAGTTTCTCAGCCGCCTCTTTCTGTTTGAGCGTGGCGTCAGTCAGGTTCTCTTCCTGAACTTCGTATCTGAACGAACAACCAAGAAGCTCATTTACTTTATTTTGAACTCTTTCATATGAATAACCGAGAGCCTCAAGAGCTTGACGTCTCTCTTCGCCATTGCCGTAGTCACCATGAATGACCTTCTGAGCCATTTCGTCTATGTCGCTCATTGCTTCTGTTACTACTTCGGCCGATTCCTTAGCAGTATCGGAATCTTTCTTGAAAGTTCCTACAAATTTTCCAAGTTTCTCGTTAAGTCCGTTAAGAAAACTTACTGCTTTTTCTGTCGCAGAAGTTAGACCGGTATTAAGCGCATCAATGAAAGGCTGCAATGCAACATGAACATTATCGATTAGTGGTCTTAGTGCATTAAATATGTCTCGAAGATTGGTAAGAGCCGGAGTTGCTACATCAGCACCGATTCGAGACAGGGCTGCTCTCATATTCGCTAATGAACCAGTAAAAGTCTCATTTGCCTTTAATGCATGTTCTCCGAAAGCCTCGGCCATACCAGAAGCAAATTGTTCGAAACTTATTTTGCCCTCGCTAACCATATCACGGAACTCGGCTTCGGTGATGCCCATCTGTTTCGAGAGTATAGCGGCTACGTTAACACCTCGTGTAGCAAACTGCAGAAGCTGGTCGCCCATAAGACGACCCTGACCTGCGACAGTAGTAAAGATTCGGCCTATGTCCTCATAAGATCCGCCTGTCATCGCCGCCGCGCCGGCTACACCTTTAAGATACTTAAGCATCTTATCTGAGTCTTCGATACCGGTTGCTACAAGCTGAGAAGCGACTTTTGCCGCATCGTCAAGGCCGTACGCAGTACCCTTAACTGACGTACTAACCGACTCCATTATGGCTTCGATCTTCTTGGCACCTTCCTCGGTTTCACCAAGCAAGCCACGCATCTGGAAATTAGCCTGTTCAAGCTTTAAAGCTCTGCTCCAACCGCCACTGGCGATTTGGTTCGGTATAGCTGTAAGTAGATTTCTAGCCAACCCCATCGCAGAATCAGTGAGGTTCTCAAGAACTCTCTTACCAATAACGCCAAGTGCTGAAAACTTCGTGGTAACGGTGCCTATTGCCTCTCCTACTTTTGAAAGAGAAAATGTTTTGGCACTATCAGAGATTAACTTCAGTCCGTGACTAGCGCCCTCAAGCTTGAGGTTCTCTTTTAATTTCTGCAAAGTCTCGTTGGACTGCGCCACATTCTTTTCGAAATTACTATTGTCAAACTCGAGTACGACAATGCGTTTATCTGTAGAACTCATAACTTAGTTACCTCTCTCCAGACACTCTCGGCTATTTCGTCAAAGACCGGTTGAATTGCCGGAGAAATATAGTGTCTACCTTGTACATATCCACCGTTTCTGGTTCCGTGACCGTAATCGACGAGAATGGCAATCGGTATACCGTTTTTAGTTAGGTTATCATTAGTCCAATAAATGGCTATTTGACCATCGGTCTGTTCGATTTTGTAATCCCAAGAACTGGCAGTTTTTCCAGTCCTGATAGGGGTGTACATGGCAAGCATGGTGGCTCCAAGCACGCCATACTTATTCAGCTCTTTGTAAATCTGGTTGGTTTTAATTCGTTTAAAGAACTTTTCTGTATGCGTGAAATCGCCTTTTTGTTTAATGCCTATCATGTTTTATCCCCTCGAATGGCTCCTGGATTTCCTTGCAGCATTAAGCTTATTACGCTTTGCATACTGCTCGTTTCTGCTCATCTTCTTTTGTTTCTTACTCTTCTCATCGCATACTTTGATAAGGGTGATAAGACGGTTTAAATGCCATTTCTGACACTCAAACGGAATGTTGAACGTGATCATCCAGAAATAGATTATTTCTGAAGTAATGATTGGTTGAGACTTACCCTTCTGATCTTCCTCGTTCGAAAACCACGTCGCTGTCATCGGATCCTGAATATAGTCCGCTACTTTTTTTGCTTCTGATTCAGGAATGCAGTAATATATTTTCGGATCAACGTTTTGTGTCAACGTCATACACCTTATATAGTCAATGGCTTCTTCTCGAGTTTTCTCATAACGTCTATCTAAATATGGCTTATGCCATTTGCTTTCCCATTTTGAAATTGAGACGAGGGAATGTTCAAGAGCGATAGACTGACCCTTCACATTGATGAATTCGTTCGTTGAAGGATCAAAAATCTCAGTATCCGGTATCGTTATCTTAACCATTCCCTCTCCTTTCCTCATTTAGCCACGGTCAGTTTTTTCTCACTGGCTGCGGCCAGCTCTTCTTCTGTGAACTCGGGTACAATGGCATTGATGAAATCAGACGCCTTCTGTTCGTCTGATACAAGCTCCATATACAGCTTCTCGTACGCTCCAGTCTGAGAGAACGCTGTGGAGAGTTCTTCAGATTTAATGAATCTCCTTCCGTCTTCCGATTTCTCACCATACGCCTTAAGGATGATGAGCTTAAACCACTTGATGAGTTCTTCCTTGGTCTGGGCCTTAACAATCTTCTCCAGATAGTCGCTCATACCTCCCTTGGTAGTCAGCTCCATTTCCATCAGCTCAGGTTTGGAAAGGTTGAAATAGAAATCCTCTTCTCTCTCGTTTCCCTTGAAATCCACATACTTGATAGTTTTCTTGATCATCGTGTTTGTCTCCTTTTCTTATAGGTTTAAAAAAGAGAGGGAATGCAGATTCTGCAAACCCTCTCAATAAACGAGTACAGTATTTTAAAATCAGGTCTCTCCGGTAGTTCCGGTAGTACCCATCGTGCTGATAACAGTTGCCGGATCCGGAAGTGTCGGCTCAGCATTTTCTGTTCCGTAGAGAAGATTCTCAAGAGTGGTGAGCTTCGTACTATCAGCCTTCGTGGAATCGATCTCGATATGAGCTGTGGGCTTAAACGGAGCCGGCAGAGCAACCGGAGTGGTAGATACTTCCCAAGAGAAGTTAATAGCATCCGGAGAATCGTTAACGGTGCCATAGCTTTTCTCGGACGGAGAAACAGTAGCATTGTAAACCAGATGCAGCTTGTAGCCGTGAGCATCACCCTCTGTATCATTACCGATCAGGGTACGATAGGAGAAGCCAAACGGCCTTCTAGACTGCTGACCGGCATACACACCAGGAGCAATCTCCTTGGAGCCGTCACACTCCATAAACTCATCCGGATATGTGAACGCCTCGATCGTGGCACCATAGTCTTCCGCTGCACGAAGAGACAGGTACTTAATATTATCGGCATACAGATCGTTTGTATCACCGCCGGAAGGAGACTGGTTAACAGCTGTCAGACCATTCCAACCAACACCATTTTCATAAGTACCGTTAGCATTCTGCAGAAACAGAACACCACGGTCCACACCGGTTTCGTAAAGCTTTTCGCCTGCTTTATCCCATACGATTCTGGACATATTTAAATCCTCCATTTAATAATAAAGAACAAAATTTTCATGTATTAAGTTGTCAAAGATAAACGAATTCTCAAATCGAATGTAAGGAAATGCTTCAATCAAAGCTTCTATTAAATCTGTGTCCGCACTCTTGTGTATCAACTGGACGTCATAACTTCGCTTTATCGTGTAAGGTTTATTGTTCGCGTATTGTATATCTCCGTCTCTTAAGCGATATACAATACATGGATAGCTCAGTTTAATACTCTCAGGAGGTCTGTAATACACCTTGTTCGATCCCAGGATCTCTTCAAGCTTGTACTGAAGCTCAACCCGTTTGTCCGTCGGGGTCGGCATTATACACACCTCCTATCGTGATGATCAGTCTTGGATACTCAACTTCTACGCTCGTTGCTTTGAATTTGGTTCCCATCCACTCGACATATCGGATCTGATGAAAATGATTCGTGGCAAAGGGGTCGGCAACGATACTGATCTGATTGTTGATATTCAGATCATCGTTCTCTTTATCGCTGGCTGTTACCCATTTTTTGTTAAAACGCAGAATATCACCGTAGTAGGATTTCTCGGTTCTCTCTTCGGTAAAAGTTCCTGGATATTCAAGACTTTCTACCGTCTCCATAAATCCTACTTTCCCATACCACTTTGCCATAAATTCACCTCATTTTGAATTTATCAGGTCTCTCCTGTTTCTCCTGTCTCACCAGTTACACGTCTGGGCTCAACAGTTGTAGAGGAATCGGTAGCACCGATAGCCAGAACAATCGCGGAGAACGGTTTCACCAGAGCACCGGAGCATCTGGTCTCGATCAGATATTTCATCTGGTTGTAATCGATATCAAAGTCCTCGAAGGTTGTGGTCTCACCACCCTTATCGGCACCAATGTTGTAATCGGACAGGTTAACGATGATACCAATAACATCTTTGTTTGTCTGGATCTTAAATCCCTCCAGAACCGGAACAGTTACGATCTCTTTCACACGCAGGACAGTTGCCAGCTGTGCTTCAGAAGTGTACAGGAAATGACCCATCTCATCCTCGAGAAGCAGCATCTCAGCCAGCCAATCCTCAGTCGTAAACAGGGTCGGGTTACCGGATCCCTTATAATCCTTACGAGCTTTAATAGCAGCGCGGATAAAGTTCTTTGCAGTCTTGGAATCATCAGCGCCGGCAGTAACACCCTTAATGATGGTGTACAGAGCAGCGTCTTTAGCGATCGGACGGATATGATCCTCAGAGATATGATCCTCGTCAGCTGTGGATCTGCCATCACCAATCAGGATAGCACGGGCCAGCTCCTCTTCGAGCATCATGCGCATCTCGCCTTTCAGCCACCGGATAACGTCGAAATCGATGATATCAATGACATCATCACGATCCATCTTCTGTTTCTTGTAGATGGTCTGCGGATCGGTAGCGCGCTTGAGCAGCGTGAAGACCTCTTCCTTCTTCAGATTTCCTTTGATGTAACCCTTAGCTCTGGCCTCTTCCATCGTGATGTTGGCGAACATGCTCTTCACGCGGGAGAACGGGGTGTGGTGCGTTCCGTTGATAACCTTGTTTACCCAGGTCATATCTCTCTGGATAAACTCCGGAGGATTGTTCAGGCTCTTAGCATCCGGGAACAAGTAATCGATATCAGCAATACCATAAGTCTGGGCGGATCCGTCTTCGTTAGCGATATCGCCAATAGCATGAGCCAAAACACCGCTCTGCATATGCTCAATAACAGCCTCTCTCATGGAGCCCAGTCTCTTGGCATCTTTAGCGATTTCGGCGAAATCTGCGTGGGTGAGCGTACGGCTCGGAGCCATCATGTCAGTATCAAATACATTGTGCTTCATTACATTTTCTCCTTCTTCATCGTTGTGTTTGACGTCGTCTTTATCATCGTCGTCATCTTTTTCAATAGCCGCGGCAATAATCTGATACGCCGCGTTCTTCTGCTCTTCGGTGAGCTCTTCGAAAACTTCCTTTACAGAACGAGGTTTCGATTCGGTCTTTTTCTCGTTATCGTCCTCTTCTTTTTTGGAATCTTCTGAATGCTCTATCTCATTCTCGGGCTCTTCTGCGTGCTCGAGTTCAAGACCTGTGTAAATAATTGCCTCTTCCAAGATCTCCTCTCCGGAATGTTCCAGAATAGGATTGTCGATAAAGGCTCCGGGGTTGGCACCGGCAAGCACCAGGCTTACCTCTCTGATATCCCCGTGGTACACATCTCCGCCTCTCTGAGTGAGATTGTTGGCGTAAATGGAAAGCGCCGTAATGTCACCATGCTCGACTGCCGTTTTCATCAGCTGAGCGTTCGGTGAATCATTAAACGATCCAAAAGTACGAACACCTTCCGGTTCGTTCTTCAAAAGCGCATGACCAAGTACATTAGCCGGATCATTGTGCTGATGCTGGTATACAAGCGGAACAATCATACCATCGCAATGCTTGAAAGCATCTTTTCGTATGGTTCTTCCGTCAGAGCACAAAAGATCGTTTTTAGTAGCCCAGCCACTAAAATCATATTTTTTACTCATTTTGAATTTCACTCCTATCATTTGATGCGTCTAATCCATTAACCTCTTTAATCTGTTGGTTTGACTGATTGAGATTCTTGTTTCTGAGAACATCGGCGTCAGGATCATCAGAAGGTTTGAATCCTACAATCTGTCTAAATTCGTTAGACGTGAGAATTGCGTTTCTGGTGAACTTATCAGCAATTTCTGCCAGTTTATCCACCGGTACTAACTTGAAAGGTTCTCGGAAGAAAATAATAGACTGCATCTGAGTACGAGCAGTCTTAGTGAGAAACTTTCTTTTATATTCATTGCAGATTGCAGAGACTATAGGTTCGATGGTATTGTTGATGTAATTCAGACTTGTCTTTTCGTCGGCTGTACCCTTAAGAATCTCCTCGGTCATTCCCAACTGGCTGTAAAGCATACTCGTTAAATACTCGACTTGCTTCATAAGGTTGTTGTCAACTGAACGATTAAGCTGTGTTACACGCTCAGCACCATCTGTATATGCAATGCCGTATTTGGATCCGGCAAGCTGCATCTCAATGTCTTTCCGTCTATTCTCGGCCTGAATTCTTCGAGCTTCTGATTTGATCACATAAGGAAGCTGAATAATTAAATCCAGTTTTCCTGAGCCGCTCTGCTCGTCTACAGCGTCTAATAGGTTTAATTTCCTGATAAGTCGCTGAAGAGTAGAGTTTGGTTCGTTCATGATCGAATAGAACGGATTCTCAATAATCGCGACCATGGATTTTGGCAGTTTGATAGTTTGCCGTTTTCCATCTCGCTCGTTGTATAATTCCACCTCTACATGTGCTGGATACCACTGAATAATCTTTCCTGTGCGCATTGATAAAATATCGTATGCGCCACTTGTAGTCGGATTTATCGTGGTTTCAACCGGTACAACTGCTACTGCGCCCTCTTCAAGCATCGAAAGCACAACGTCTTGAATAAATGCTCTTGCTGTCTGGTCAATGTTGGCCTCAAGCGTCAGACAATTATTAAGGCCGGAGACTATTTCTTCTGTGTATCTTCCGTTATCATCCAGTCTGACATGCTTAATGCCAATGGCAGCAACATCCATTGATATGCGGTTATACAACGCCATCACAATGGAACGTTCTGTACCAATTCGCCTTATTACTCGCTGCGGAGAATAATAAAAGCCAGGTCCGTAA